GCTTGCCGTTCATCCATTTGACGGAAAAACTTAGGATGTACCAATCGCGGACAATCCAAAGCAGGTCTGTTTCTCTATGTTCCCACGCTTCCCCCAGTATGGGGCTATTCTCAATATCCAAGAATGCGATACGGGGGGACGGGGATTTCACTTCTGATAGAGTTGTCTCCAGCAAGTCCACATTGTTTGGTGGCCTTGAGAGAAATGCTCTGCAATGAACCGCAAAGCGAACTCGGGGTCTGTTGCCTGTGGTTCGGATACTTCCGGCCAACTAGGTCGGTGGATTTGAACAAGTCCGAATGATTTACCTTTGTCTCCTACAGCGTCCGGCCTGAATTGGGATTCGCAACGGATGGTCTCGACGATCTGTTTTGCTTGGGAAGCAGACAGGTTGTATTCGTCAGCGAGCTGATAGACGCGTGCAGTGATGGTGTTTTCAGTCCAAGTTTGGGTGGGGATAACTCGGTTGACAGGTGCTTGGGCTAAAACTGGGCTGGCAAGGAACAGGGTGAGAGCGAGTATTAATGCGTATTTGATAATAAGAACATTAGAGGAGTGCGATCGGTTCTCACTGCGTTGTCCTGACGACTAGGCAGGATAGCAGGGTGCCGTGCGGAGATATGAAACTAGACGTTAAGCGTCGAGCGGGTTCCCGAGTAGAGCCCTGCAGCGCTTAATCCTGCGACTACGCCCTCCAAAAGGGTCTGTGAGTCCCAAGAGCCAGACAAGAGGCCAACAGCGCCTACAGCAAGTCCTAGAGCCAATAGAGGGGCATAACGGGTGGCTAGGCCAGCTCGTTTAGCTGCTTCTACTGCGCCGATAATAACTGGGACTAGAACAGCGAACTGTGCGGTTATTTCCATATAAATAATGGCTACTAATAATGTGGGGTTTCCCCCCTTCGACCCCCAAAGTACTGCTTATGAAATAGTCGTCGCAGGTTGGGGGTCGAAGGCGGGAACCTAGTAGCCAAATGTACGGAGCATCGCGGCCAAAGCGTACATCTGTTTGGCTGCTGTTATATTACCATCTGATTGAAGTTTGGCGGCGAACACGGCTATCTGGTCGCTGGCTTTCGGAACGACGTAAACCTCGTCTGCATACTGGCCTGTGAAATACGGGGCAGGGTCTATCGCTCCTTTGTAGCCGTTGAGTTGGTCGGAGTTCCACCACTCCCAATCCTTTTCTCCTTTGTAAATTGGCTTGAGACCGAAGTGCAGGTGGTCGCCTAAAGACATCCCCGTATTGTCAGCAAGGCCGATGATGTCTCCTGATTTAACTTGCTGGCCTGCGGTTACTTTCATTCCTTCTTTCTTAAGATGCCAGTAGATAGTTTTGAAAAAGGTCTGGCCTCCGTTGTAGTCAAACATCTGGTTGGTGCGGATGACTATTCCGTATCCCGCACTTCCGTCCTCTCCAGCGAAGGTTACTGTGCCGTCGTGCGCCGCGCGGACTGTCTGACCGTGAGTTGCTTGGACATCCATTCCGTTGTGGCCGTTGAGCCCCATTGATTTATACGTGGCGCAAACACTAGGCCAGCATTCTCCGAACTTTTGTCCAACATACCACGGGCGTACTGGGTATCTAAGTTGGAAGGTCATAGAGCAATAGTACGGGACAGAAAGTTTGCTAGGACAGCAACCAGAGTTGTAACTACCAGCCAAACAAGACGGTCAACTTTAGCTCCGGTGTTGATGTAGTTTGTAGCAATATCCTGCATCAAAACTTCAAGACGCGTGAGACGGTTCTCAATAGAAATTTTGTAGCTTCCGTTTTCTTCCATTTGAAGTGTAATTATATCACGAGAATTATATTAAGTGCTCCGTTGCAACTGGTTTACGCGAACTCGGTGTTAGACCGAACTGTGGAAACACCTGCTGCTCCATTAGCGCCGGTAGAGCTAGACGTTGATGACCCATCCGTAAACACGGAAGCACCACCACCGCCACCGCTTGCTGTTTCTGCACCATCTCCCGCCACACCAGAGCCGAGAGAAACATTAACTGTCCCAGAGTTTGCGGTAAGGGAGTTATAGAGCGCGAGAAAGAAACCGCCGCCACCTCCTCCACCACCTCCTGCTCCTCGACTTCCAGTGCCTGCTGGAGCAGACCCGACTGTACCAGTTTCACCCGCAACGGATATGCCGTTTGTTGTTGTGAAATTCCACGCCCCAGCACACTCAATGATAAGTGCTCCGCCGCCACGCCCTCCGTTGCCACCGATTGTAGAATCGCCAGTTCCCGCACTAGCACGTTTAGCACAGCCACCTCCGCCACCAGCCCCCGGAATTGCGATGGGATATTTGGACATCAACTCGGAAGTTGTATTTAGCGCACTGAAAGCAGCTTTCGTACCACCAGCTGCTGTTCCAGCTAACGCTATGCCGCTGTTTCCACCGCTCAGTGCATAGTAAGAGAAACTGATACCCGAAGAGCCGCCGCCTCCATTAACAGTTTGCGAAGACGAGGTTGCAGTTCCACCAGTGCCACCCTTACCTCCTAACTTACTACAATCAATCATTGGAGCAGTTGAAGAAGTAAGAGTTATGTCGCCTTGTGATTTTAAGACAATCGTTGTTCCGTTGTCGTGTGGGTTAGAGAAAGCAAGTTTCCCAGTGCCGGTTATAGAAATTGATGTGTAGTTTTTGACGACTAAAGCCGCGCCTGAACAATTTATCGTGGTCGTACCAGACGAAATAGCCAACGCGCCGTCTGCACCCGTGCCACCAAACTTGAGATGTTTACGGACAAACGTAATGTCAACTTGTCCATCACTTCCGAGCTTTGGGACTTTCCCTGTGTCCCCAGCGCCTGCTGAAGTACTTACAAAATCTGATGCTGCTATGGTTGAGTTGGCTGTTATGCTCATACAGTTGCGGTTATGCGGGCGAGGATAGCGTTATCCTCTCCCGTTGCTTTTACTAATGGCGCACCGAATAAAACGCGGTTGAAAAGTTGCCCTGAACCTAATGTTGCTGTGCCGTCGGTGAACGTTCCGAACTCTCGGTACGTTCCGTTGGGTAGTAGGGAATCAGGATAGAAGAAACGGAAGGAGGCATAGTTTGAAGTGCGGGAGGCGTAACCGACTTGAGCCCGCAGGACACCAGCAACAAGGTCAGTGTCTGCTGACGTGGGAGCGGTGCTACTCGTGCCGATGTCTGCGTGAGTGATGACGCCTGTGTATGTGGTGATGTTTGTAAGGCGGTCTAGGAGTAGATACGTTCCACGACCAGAGTTCGCCATCACGACGTTGTCAGTCCACGGGCTTTGTTCAACCAGAATGCCGTTCTTATATTTTTCCCATTTGACCTGTCCGGTTAGTTTTACTGCGTCATTCATAAAGTTATATTTTACCACGAGTTACGACCACGTGGCGAAGTCCCACTTCCCTTCGTTATCTCCCGAGGCGTAGGTGTAGGGTGGACTGTCGGTCGCCACCTCGTCTATCTGGTCTGCGAACGCGAACGTGTCCTCCGTAATTTCAAGAATGCGCTGGACTATCTCGTCGCCCACGATAACGAGGTTTCGTTTATCCCTACCCAGAAGCTCAACCATTATGTCCGTGAAGTCCACGTTGCCTGATTTGATAAACTGAACGCGGAAGTAAAACTCTCCTCCACGCATTTCTGCGGTAATCCTGTTGATCCGAAACGTGTCGTTGATATCGCGTAGGGTGGAGTTGATAGTGATTGACTGTCCTGCGCGAAGGCCGGGTGTGCGGGTTTCAAAGTACCCTTCGTAAGACCCGAGAGCCCATTCGTCCAAAAGGGATTGGGCTAGGAGTTCGGCCTCGGCGATACTGGTTACGTTGGGGTCTATTTTTACGGCTTCAAACTTTCCGTACTGCGCTATCGAATCGTTGTCTTGGAGGTAGATGAGGAGGGGGATTTCAGCGTCTCCCCAGATTTTTACAAGCTGGTTGTTTCCGGGTTTGTTGTTCTCTCGGAATTTTATCGCCTTCTCTTGGTAGTTATATAGGCAGTCGTATTCGGCGGGGTTGTCGATGTAGTCAATACCGACGGCTTGAGCCACACCCGCGACACTTACTTGGATGTTTTTGTACCGATATAGAAGAACGAAGGAGCGTTGACTGCCTTCTGTTTTGTAGAGGTCTACAGAATCTCCTTCGGCAATGGAATCGAGATAACTACCACCTCGAATATAGACGGCGTTTTTTAACTCAATGATATTACTTTCAAACACAAGTGAGCTATGAAACGCGTTGCCGTTTGTGTCGGTTACCTCAAACGGGGCGGGGATGTTTCCTTTAGGAAAGAAGTGAACGACGTTTTCCGTGTCGATATACCAGTCGTATCCGATTTGGTTGCAGAGTATCTGAACGCATTTGGAAGGTTGCTCATAGTTGAAACTGGCGGATGCCATTGCAACTGGATCGCCTTGAATGCTGGTAGTAAACCCGTCGGTGAAGTTGCCGACTATGGATTGAAATATCTCGTGGGAGGTAGTGTCCACGAATGATTTGGCGACAAGCCGTCTGTCGAAAGTGTGGGTGTTGTCCTTGCAACTGAACGTGAACTCAACAAGAAACCCGCTAAGGATTTGCTCGGCTCTCTCGGTAATAGTCCCGCGAAACACGTTTACACTGTCGACAACCAGAAGGACTGACTGGCCGAGAGCGGGCATAGTTCGGTCTGCGACATCCTTGATTGCGAATACTAGGATGGCAGGCGCTTTAGTAAGCGTCTGTTGGTAGCGGATACTTTCAGAAGAGATGTAATCTGTCCTGTCTATTTCGTCTATGAACAGTTGAATCATACGAAACGGATTTGCCGTTTGATGTTTAAGGCAAGAGCGTTGCTGACTTTGTCTATAAGGTCTTGACCGGACACGTCTCCGTAAACGTTGACGGTAATTCCGCCTCCCGCGCCGTTGGGGATAATCGAACCACTACGAGAAGGGACAAACAACTCTGGCCCTTGTTCTCCTACCAAGTAGGGACTGCCTGCGCTGACTGGGCCACCTTGTGCTCTGGGGAGAGCTGGGGTTGAGGATTGAGTAGTTAGTTTGAACGAGCTGGAGGATGGTAGGACGGAAGAATTGATGGATGAAAAAGCACTTCTGACAGTGCTGGCAAGGTTGCTGTAACTGGTTGCGCGCTTAGAGTTCTCTCCTTCGATGATGGCGGTTATCTGCGCCTGCATTTTTTGTTGTTCGGCAAGCTCTTCTTTGAGTTGGTTTAGGCGTTCGAAGTGTGCTTCGAGTTGGATACCGCGCTGTCTGATTATTGATTCCAGTCGGTTCTCATACTCGGTTTGGTTAGCCCTTCGGCGCATCTCCGTAACTTCTGTTTGGTATTGAGTTGTAATCCACTTACTGGCTTCGAGTGCTTTAGTTTCCTGTTCGAGACGGGTCTGGAGGTTTGTAATCTCACTATCGAGTTGAGACCGGTCTGCTGATTTACGGGCAGCGAGTTGTTTCTCACGGATTTCCTGTGTGATGTCTCTTATGTTCTTTTCTTGGTCGACATACGCCTCGGCTATATCCGACCGATAGTTGTAGGCGTCTCTTGTTTCTTGGCGCATCACGTTGGAGATTTCTTTCTCAAGGGCTTTTATTTCTTTCGCAATCTCCTTAGCTTTTTTGCCGAGGTCTCCTAATGCAACTTCAGTGTCGCCGATTTGTACTTGTGTGGTTTGAAGTGAGTTCTCGAGAGAATCGGTTGACTGGGATAGGTTTGAAATATCGTCTGCTGCGTCGGAGGCAGAAGACCCGAGAGCTCCTACAGCAAACCCGAGAGCTCCTGCGGCTAGGGTTATGAGCCCGACGATAGGTAGGGCAGTGGCTACAGCTACGCCAAAAGCTGTTACTGCGAGAACTGCTGGGCCTAAAATGAGGACAAGGGTGGTTATGGCGGCAGTCAACCCAGCGACTGCGATCGCTGCGGTTACAAGCCCACGCGTGAGGGTGGGATGCTTTTCCATCCAGTCGGAGACGCCTTTAATGATTGGTTGCAGGCGTGTAACCATCTTGTCTAGGACGGGTAGAAAAGCATTACCGAGAGAAAACTTTACCGCCTCTATACTCGTGGTAAGGCGGGTCATATTGTCGTTGAAATCAACGGCGGCTTTCGCTGTCTTGTTTGTGAACACGTAACCGACTTTCTCTGCCTCCTCCATCAGTCCGCGTAGTCCTTCTTCTCCTTTCTCTAAGAGAGGCAAGAGGTCAGTACCCGACCTTCCGAACAAGGCAACTGCGATTTGTGCTCGTTGTATTGGGTTTTCAACACCAGCGACTGCGGTTGTGAGTTTGATAAACGCTTCGTCTGGTTTGAGCTGTATTATTTCTTTTGCGTTGAGGCCGAGAACGTGAAGAGCGTTCGCTGCGTTCCCGCTCCCGTTAGCGGCGTCTACGAGACCGACAGACATACGCTTAGACGCAATCTCAATAGCGGCTAATGATGTTCCTGAAAGGTCTGCGGCGTATTTCAAACGTGAAAGGGCGTCTACAGAGAAGCCCGTGCGAAGGGACATCTTCGCGAGTTCGTCTCCTGCTTTGGAAAACGAGTTTACGGAAAGAGTAACTGCTGCGGTGAGTGCGCCGAAAGCAATCGCGCTGACGGCTGCGATTTTCTTGAGTTGCGGTTCAAGGAGGCCAAGTTGCCCGCCAAGACCTGACTTGATAGCTTTGGACGCTTCGTCTCGTACTCTAAGAACTATCTCTAAAATTCTTTCCATATTTCTTGTTGAGGTACTTTTGGTATCTTGCCTCCGCCCTCAAACGAGAGGCGAGATGTCTGACAAACCAGATGGGCTGGGAACGATAAGTGTGGATGTCCCATTGCATCCGCAAGCATAACTCCACAGCGTCCTCCTCCGGCGAGGCCGTTGCTCTACCTTGTAGGAGGTCGAGGTAGCGGCCTTCTATTTTCCCTCGTCTTCGTCGAACACGAGTTTGGTGCATTCCGCGTCGAGGGCTTTGTAGTCCTTGATGCGGAGTTTACGGATACCTGCGTAGACGTTGGCGGTTGACCCACCTAGAGACACGACGAGAGCTTCGAATAGAAACTTCTCTTTGTCAGCGGCTTTCTGTGCGTCAAGAATGACGCCCGCTTCTACATAGGGTTTCAATTCTGCCTCGATGCCCGATGGAAGAATGATTTTTTTTGTTTCCATATTATGCGGATGCTTCAGCTACGTATTCTTCAGTAAGGTTGAGGAGAGATACTTCGCTCTGTTGTTCATCCTCGGCGTTGTAGAACGCTTTGAATGATACTTCTTCGGTAACAAGTTCGTTCTGTCCGCCTGCGCGAGACCAGTCGGTTATTTGTACCTTGTTGAGAAGGACAGTGATGGTGGGATGAGTGTCGGTTGCGATGTCGGCCTCGCCTTCGATCGCGATTTGCATATAGGAAAAGTCGTCTCCTTTATACATATCTTCAAAGGTTTGGTCGGTGTAGTTGCGGGTGAACGTTCCCTCGATTGAGAACGTGCCGTTGTAGATGTTGTCGGGGGAGTAGTTCCCTACGACGTAGTCAGAGATAGCGTTGGAGTTCCACGTTATCGTGAGGTTCTTGACCTTCAGTGCTTCGGCGGATGAGAGGTTCTCTTCTGTGTCCGCGAGTTTGACGCTCACATCCCGAGAGACGAAGTCATACTCAACGTCAACTGTTGGAGTTGAGTCAGCAGTGTCTTCCTCCTTCCCCATAAAGTCCGCTTTGTAGCGAACATAGTTGTCGGTAGCGACGGTTACCTCCAAGGAGGAGATAACGCCACCGGCCATCTTCACATCCCGTACTTCCTCGTCTTTTACGAACAGAGTGAGTGTCGGGTGCGTTAGGGTCTGGTTGAGAGTGAAGGCGTGAGTGAATGCTTGTCCTGAAGGAGCGCTTTCAACATCACCATAGAGGTTGAGGAAGAAATATCCCACCACGTCGGCGTGGAGGATGCCTTCCAGAGACCCCTCATTCCACTTGCGTACGGTTCGAACTCGGTCAGCGTCTTCCAACCTTCCGAAAGATGTGTCGTCTATGACACGCTCTGAACGGGGGATGATGTTTGCTACCGTCTTGCGAACCCACTTTGTTGCCGCTGTTTCCGCAGTGCCACGTGTTCCTTCTGTAGCGACACCGAACGAAATCGAACGACCTATAAATTCAGACATATAATACTAATAAACACTAATAATGGGATAGCTTCCTTCGGTTGATTATACCACATCAGTCAGCACTCGGACTTCGAGTGAGAGTTCTGCGGTTGCTTCCAATCCTTCCTGCGTAACCGCCATTGACCAAAGACCCGAGTTGATAAGTTTTGTTGCTCGGTGTCCCGAGATAGTTCCAGCATCCCAGCCATCATCGAATGCTTGGACTACAGCGTCGACTGTCTTGGGGAGGACTACGTTGAAGATGTCGAACTTCGTCTTTTGAGTTGCGCCGACTACGATAAACATTCTGAAGCGGTATACCTTTTGGTTGTCTGCCGTACTCTGAAAGGAGTTTTCAAACGCGTCTGGGAAGAAAATAGCGGCGGGGTATTTCTTTAAGTTGGTCGTCGGGTAAGGGTAAATCACCTGAATTGCGGTTACAGTTTCGAGGGTGGCTTTTATTTTTGATATCAGTTGCTCGTACATACTAGGTGGCTAGTTGGTGTATAACATCCTCAAGGAGCTGACGCTCGTGTTCGATGACGGCAGATTGTGCGGTACTCTCGGCGTAGTCGAGCCACGGGCGACCTGACATTTTTCTTGTGCCTTCGTGGATAAAACGGGCGTACGTCGCTGTCGGGAAGATACGCCCCTCGAGGTCTTGGACGATTTGCTGGTGGGTGTCCCGAAGATGACCCGTAGCAACCGGCGCTCCTCCTCCAGTACTTCCGATGCTCCACGGATTACGGAGAATAACCCTTCGATATTCAGCAAGGCCACGTGTAATGAATAGACGAGCCCTCTGGAGCGTGTACGCTGGGTTCGCTTTGACTGCCCTTTCAAATTCTGCAAGTCCGTGGATTTCATATTCTAAACTCATACACTTTCGATTGATAACTCTCGAAGACAAACCAGTTCTGTGTGTTTGTTGTCTCCGTTATAGAAGGTCTGTTTTGCTTTGACGTGGTAGATATACGTCCCGTCGTAGACATTATCCCCTTCCTCAACGTCTGCAGTCAGCGAGCACCAGATAGTGAAGGTCTTGTTGAACGCGAACCCGAGGTTCTGGGCGAGCTCCATATCTGACTGCTGGAGATGGCCGTCGAATAAAGACACGTCTGCTAGGGAGGAATACTCGTTGCCGTAGCCGTCTACCTGCCAAGTCATCCGCTTGACGGTGAACGTGGTGGTGAAGTGGTCGGTCAAACTCATAGGAAGTAGCGACGGTACGACTTGAGGATTTGTTGCACTCTCTCCCAGTCGTTTATCCCTTTGTCATCAGTGTAGACGACGGAATAGTTCCCGATCGTTTCGCTCTTCTTAGCCGTCCCTGTTTTAACGTGGGCGTTGATTATCCCTGCGGTTATTACTGTGGCGGCAAACATTATGTCTGGGGGAGGCGTTACTGAATAACCCCAGCGAGCGAACATTGCTATCGGGTCTGGAAGAAAGATGTCGGTGAGAAGGTTGATTGAAGTGTACGGAAAGTTGCGGGCGTTTGAGGGGTTTATTACGTAGTCAGACCGAGGAATGACTTTGTTGTTGACGATGAGGTGGGGCTCGTTTTGTTTCTGCCAGTAGGTTGTCCAGTCGTCGCCGTATCCGGGTTCGTTGGAAAGCTGTGAGGTGTTGTTGACAATGCACTCGTAGACCACGTCTGCGGATAGGACTTTGTCGGCTATCGAGTAGTCCGCTCCGTCCTGCCAGTTTGGATACGGGAGGACGAAGTCATCCGTGATTAACGTGGAAGTTCGGTTGCCGTAGAATATCCTGCGGGTTTCACTCTCGTCGGCTACGAATACTCGGTTGGTTGCTTGCTCGATGTAAGCACTCGCGGCTGCTATCCATTCGTCTACTTGCGTGTCGAAGGAAACGTTTATGTCGGTTAGCAGGTAATTTTCCACCTGCGCCTTGTCGGTGTATGCAGACATATCCCTAAATTATATCACAGAGTATGGATTTTTCTTCGGAAGGTAGGGTGGAACCTGTGGTGTGTAGACCTGTGGCTTTTTAGAGAACGGCGGAGGTTTCGGAATGTATATCGGCGGTTTCTTCGAGTAGGGGTTCGTGAGACGCTTGTCGAGGTAGGTGCTTATCGTGTGAGACACTTGAGGATGTTTGGAGGTCTCGGTGTCAACCGTGTGTGAGCGATACCCAATACCCGCCAGACCTGCGTCTAGAGAATGACTAGGTGTGTTGATGCGTTTGTTTAGCGCGTCGACAGAATGAACAGTGGCGGGGGTAGTTAGTTTTAGGGCGTCAACTGAATGGTCGGTTTGCTGTCTATTCGCGATGGTGGAATCAAGGAAGTGTTGCTGTGAGGGGCGGTTGACGAGGTAGGCACTTACGCTGTGAGAAGCGGTTGGGGTTGCAAGTTTTAGCGTGTCTACAGAGTGGGTCGAGCTGTTTGCGGAACGGGTAACGGTACTTAGAGTGTGGGTCGCAGTCGCGCGGGTAAGGAGGTTGGTGTCAACGGAGTTTACTGCAGACAGTAGTTTGTAAGTGAGGGCGTTGAGTAAGTGAGTGCGGGATGTATGCGTGAGGGTGAGAGCGTCTAACGAGTGTTCGGGTTGGTTATTGGTGAACAGAAGAGTGTCGAGCGAGTGGTCTGCGGTTTGCCGGTAGACAATCTGGGCGCTGATAGTGTGGTCTTCGTTTTCACGGCTAACGCCAAAGGTAATGCCAACTTGGTCGATATTGAGAGTGTGGGTGGTTTGGTCTGCGAAAAGGTAGGCGTCAGTAGAGTGAGACACCGAGTCAAGTTTCTGTTTGACAGTGTCGATCGTGTGGGCGGTTGTCAGGGTTTGGGAGACGTTGGTATCAACAGTGTGAGTAGAGGATTGGCGTGTGAAAATAAGAGCATCAAGAAGGTGCGGAATTGTAGACCGCTTCTGCTTCAAGGCATCGAGAGTTTGGGTTGCGATAGACCTCTTCGACTTCAGACCATCGAGAGTATGAGAAATAACGCTACGGATTTTCTTTATAGCGTCTAGGGTGTGTGTAGCGGTGAGAGTTGAAACGCTGGGAGCGTAGGTAACTACGGCGTATATTTGAGTTACGCGAGGGTCTTTTACTTTGTTTTGGTTGCCAGTGGTTCTTGCAGACCGTATGCCGATTTGGAGGGCATCAATATCGGACTGTGTCCACGCGGCGCTTGTTATTGGATTTGTAGTCAGCGTCCTAGAACCTTCGCCATAAGTATTGAGGACAGCAGTATGTCCAGAGCCAGCGGATATTGAGCCGTTGGTTTTTACTAACAGGACTACCGTGCAGTCAGCAGGGGTTGTTCCTTGAGAACCTGACAACACGGACTCGTCAGTAGCGAATATCTGCACCTGCGAAATGGTCTGCCCGGTGAAGTCAGCAGTCCCGATGTTGTAGAGGTCGTCAACGTTTGTGGTTGAAGTAGTGGTAACGTAGGTCGTGTCGTTGTCGGCATTTGTTTCGTTGACTTGGGTGTAGTTGTTACCCGTGTCAGTCCCGCCTCGTGTCCATACTGTCGAGTCGCCTGTCGCATTTGGTCTTAGTGTTACAGTAGCCATATTAGTTTGGGGGTTGGTACACGCGTGCAGTTACCACGTTGGTTGGGCTGTAGTAGTGGGTCTGGTTGACTTCGATGAATGCGGAAAGTGAGAAGTCGCCAGTTGCGGTTTCATTGCGGTCAAACTCGAACCACGATTGTTCGGTGTAGTTGTAGACCTCGAGGATGACGGGGCTTACGGAAGGTAGAAGGTCGGAGTTGCCGTTCCAGTTTATTAGGATGGTCTCGGAGTTGTTGGTGTGCTGGAATTTGAACTGGTGGATTGTGTGTTGGGTTAGGTCGCCAGTAACGCCGACATAAACGCTGTCATCAGTTAGAACGTCAGTGTAATCCTGCTCGGAGTATTTGGTAGTCAGGAGGGCGGGTGGGTTAGGTAAACTACTACTCGACTGTCTGGTGAAGTTCTTACCAGCGACAAACACATCCTCGATGTAAGTGTCTACGGAATGCGAGGACGAAAGCTCGAAGTCGAGAAAGGCGTCTAGTGTGTGCGTTGATTGAGTGCTTGAGGTGATGAGTGCATCAATCGAGTGGGTGTTAGTAATACGGGTCTTGAGAAGTGAATTGAGAGTATGGACGGCTGCTTTAACCGCAAGGAGTAAGGTGTCGAGAGAGTGAGCGAGAGTATTGGTCTTCCTAACAAGGGCATCGAGGGTGTGAGTAGAGACAGTTTCAGCAACAACAAGGGCATCGAGAGAATGAGTTGAAGACAGGCGAGATTTAAGCAGGGCGTCTAACGAGTGAGTATTAGTCAGACGGGTTTTGGACAAGGCGTCTGTAGAATGTTGGGAAGTCAGCCGGTCAGCTGGGGTAGCGTCCAGTGAGTGAGCGGATGTCAGGGTCGCCCATAGTAACGCGTCTATGTTGTGTACTTTGGCGTTTAATGTAAGAGCCAGCGTGTCTAGGGTATGGCTCGCTTCCGTTACCTTCAAAAGCAAACTGTCGAGCGAGTGAGAGGTAGCATCCGCTCGTCTTAGAAGGGCGCTTAAAGTGTGGCCTACAGTCAGGCGCTCGAGGAGAAGGGCGTCGGTAGAATTGGTTTTTGTATTTCGCTGGAACGCGAGACCGTCAACTGAATGCGAGGATGTGTTTCGCTGATAGACCAGAGTGTTGATGGAATGACTTGCGGTCAAACGGTCTGCGGGTGAAGCGTCTATTGAGTGAGTGGTAGTCAGCACCGCCCATAACAGAGCGTCCACGTTGTTGACTTTGGAGTTCAGAGTAAGGGCGAGTGTATCGAGGGAGTGGACAGTTTCAGTAACCTTAAGCAGTAGTGCGTTTAGTGAATGTTGAGCAGTGTCCGTCTTGCGGAGGAATGCGTCGACTGAATGCGTAACTGTATTGCGTGTGTAGACAAGAGCGTCGATTGTCTGGGATATCGTATTCCGTGTGTAGTTGAGAGCATCGAGGAGGTGTACGACTGCATCGCGTCGTTTGAGGAGTGTGTCGAGAGTATGAGAGTTGATAAGACGGTCAGCCGGTGTGGCATCAACTGTATGAGTTGAAGTGGTAACCCGAAGGAGTAGACCGTCAACGTTATGGACTTTGGAATTAAGGGTCAGAGCAAGAGTGTCGAGGGTGTGGGACGCATCTGTAACCTTCAAGATAAGGGCGTCTAGGGAGTGGGTTACGGCTACTCGCTTCAAAAGCAGGGCGCTTAACGTGTGAAGCGCCGTGTGTCTTTGGAACAGTAAGGCGTTGACAGTATGTGTCGTGGTCAGGATTGCCTGTAGCAACGCATCAACAGTGTGAGTTGCCGTTGCCCTAACATATTTCAAACCGTCAACAAAGTGAGAAGCAGTCAGGCGTTGTTTGAGAACCGCGTCTAGCGAATGACCGGCCTCCTCCCTATTCACGGGGAGTGAATCCATAGAATGGGTCGCCTGCGTAACCTTGAGGAGCAGGGTGTCTATGTTTTGGACTTTAGCGTTGGCAGTGAGGGCAAGAGCATCGATCGAGTGAAGCGCGTCAGTTAGTTTGAGAATGAGTGTGTCAACTGAATGTTGGACAGTGTCCCTACGTCGCAAGAGAGCATCGAGAGTGTACTGGGGTGAATGGCGTTGTTTCAATAGTGCGTCAACAGAGTGGGAGACAGTATTGCGCTGATATGCGAGAGCGTCTGCGGAATGAGAAATCGTATTCCGTGTGTAGGCGAGCGAGTTGAGAAGGTGGGCGACAGTATTTCGTTGCCTCAACAGCGCATCAACAAGATGAGTATTGGTCAGGCGGTCGGCTGGAGTGGTGTCGACCGAATGGGTGGCTGTGAGGGTTCGCAGAAGTAAACTGTCAACGTTGTGAATGTTAGCGGTTTCAGTAAGAACCAACGCGTCAACACTATGAACACTGTCAGTTAGTTTGAGGAGTAGCGCATCGAATGAATGGGAAGATGTATTTCGTTGGAGTAAGAGTGAGTTGAGAGAATGAACTGCGATGTTAATTCTGAACAACAACGCGTTTATCTGATGAGAAGCGGAAAGGGTGGAAACAAGGACAGTATCGAGTGTGTGGGTCAGCGATACTACCGTCCTGTTGAGTGTGTCTATCGAATGACTTGCCGACAACCTTTGTTTGAGAAGTGTGTCGTGTGTGTGTGAGGTCGTCGGTCGGTTTACACTCCACGCGTCAACAGAATGAGTTGCTAGTTTAACCTTCAACAACAGGGCGCTTATGTTGTGGTGTATGGCAGTACTCGATGAAACGAGCATATCCAGAGTGTGAGCGGACTGTTGGACTGCTCGAAGAAGGGTGTCTAGGGAATGAGAAGCTGTCAGACGTTGCCGGTTGAGAGCGTCTACAGAATGAGAAGAAGTGGGACGGGTTACTGAATACGCGTCCAGAGAATGTTCGCTGGTAGACCTTGAGAACAGAAGTGTGTCTACCGAATGAACTGATGACTTAACCCGTAGAAGCAGACCGTCTAGTAGGTGAGAAGAAGTCGCGCGTACCCACAGGAAGGTGTCTAGCAGGTGGTTTGCGGTATTTCTCTTGAGGAGTAGGGCATCAGTCGAGTGTGTTGCTGTCGATCGGTTTACTGAATAGCTGTTTGCGGAATGGTTGGTTGTCGTTAGTTTGAGTTTCAGGGCGTCTGTGTTGTGAGACGCTGATGTTTCAGTTTGAATAAGAGTGTCAACTGTGTGGCCTGATGTTCTGACTGCTCGGATAAACGCACTTAGTGTGTGCGTACTAGACAGCAGTTGTTTGCGGAAAGCATCTAGGGAGTGAGACGCGGACACTCGCTGGAAAAGTAGTGAGTTTACAGAATGGACAGACGATTGAACGGCGAGGAGCAACGCGTCGATATTGTGAGCGGCTTCACGTACGGTTCGGAGAAACGCATCGAGTGTTTGACTGGTGGCAACTCGGGTGAGGAGTAGAGAATTGAGGGCATGAGATGTTGTGCTCGTTGATTTAAGGACAGCATCAATCTGGTGTGTGTCGGACAACCT